TGAACGCAAGGAGTAAATAAGAATGATTAAAGTTTTTATAGGGTATGATTCAAACGAAACAGTTGCATGGCATGTTCTTACGCACAGTATATTGAAGCATAGTACAAGTCCTGTGGCATTTATCCCAATTGCTAGAGCCCATATCAAACACCTGTACGATAAACCCAAACAAGGTTACGAATCAACCGAATTTTCAATGACTAGATTCCTAACACCACATCTTAGTGATTATAATGGATGGTCAATATTTCTAGATTGTGATATGTTAGTTACTTCTGATATTACTGAATTATGGAATTTACGCGATGACAGATACGCAGTAATGTGCACAAAACATGATTACACACCGAGTACTAGTACGAAGTTCCTGAATCAAAAACAATCAAAGTACGAGAAAAAGAATTGGTCTAGTGTTATGATGTTCAATAATGCAAAATGTTGGAAACTTACGCCGAAAGTAGTAAGTAATGAGAGTGGTATGTTCCTACATCAATTCAAGTGGCTGAACAATGATGATGAAATAGGGAGCATTCCATTAGAGTGGAATTTTCTCGTAGGCGAACAACAACCAACGTCAATGTTGCCAAAGTTGATTCATTACACATTGGGTGGTCCGTATTTCAATGAGTACATGTTGGTTGACTACGCTGATGTTTGGGTTAAGTACCGCAACGATACTTTATATTCTGCATAAAGTATAAATAGTAATATAATTTATTACTATAGGAAGAAGAAATGGCAAATAGAACAGTTAAATTTATGGGGTATTCAAGTTCACCAACAGTCAATGTTACATTTGTGTTTAATGGCACAGAAGTGTTCAATGGGGCTGTATCTAACGATGGCACACTAGGTTCATTATTCACATTTGATATTGATAGAACATTAGAGGGTGACGTTCCAGGAACGGTTAGCGTGAGTGGTGGCGATTTAACTATTGTTTCGTTAAATGCAAACCACTCGGATTTTGAAAGGGTTGAATTCACCGATGCTAATGGTGATTTACATGAAGAAGTTACCAATGCTGATGTAATAAATACGTATAAATGGTTTAATAATGGGGCAAACACTTCAAAGCGAAACATTATAATTGATGGGGTTGCATATGATAAGGGCGATACCACTACTCTGAGTGGAGCATGGCATGTCCATATTGCGGATGGACAATCAATGGAATGTGATTGGGTAGTAAACGCTTCCCCATTGCCGATAGGTTAGTATAAAATAAAAAGAAATGCTACCTCGGTAGTATTTTTTATGTAAGAATGAAATATATTTAACGTATCTTGCTCGAATTATGGTATAATACCCCTACATTTTAATAACACTTGTAGGGAGTAATTATGCAAAAGGTAGTAGTACGTAGTGGTACATATCGCAAACAATTAATCAAAAATAAAACGTTTGAATTAGTTAGAGGAATCGCAAATAACACTAAGGTTAATGGGTCATTTATTTTGGTTAAACCAACCAAAACAATTGGAAATGGTCAAAAAACAATTAGAATTAGTGTCACTAATCAGAATTTAGAACATCTAAAATCGAAAAAAAAATCGGTATCTAAAAAGACTATTAATCGGGTACCCAATCCAAAAATATTCAACACATCATCAAAAAGAGTAAAAAGAGTAAAAAGAGAAACAGATAAGCAGGTTATCGCACGTATCTCCGAACGTTTTGATATATTAGAAGAAATGACTAGAGCATCTATAACATCTGATATCAAGGCAATGATTGTATCAGGTCCACCTGGGGTGGGAAAATCCTATGGTGTAGAAAAGCAACTTGAAAAGGCGAGTATGTTCGATACGATATCGGGAGTTGATTCAAAGTACGAAGTAGTTAAGGGTGCGATGACCCCACTTGGATTATATACCACGCTTTATAAGCATTCTGGTGATGGACATGTGATTGTATTCGATGACTGCGATGTGGTACTACAGGATGACTTAAGCCTTAATCTACTTAAAGCGGCATTGGATAGTGGACACAAGCGTAGGGTTTTTTGGAGTTCGGATAACCACACATTACGCAGAGAAGGAATACCAAATGCATTTGATTTCAAAGGGTCAGTTATCTTTATTACTAACGTGAAGTTCAATGATGTGCGTAGTAAAAAATTAAAAGACCACTTAGAAGCATTACAAAGTAGATGTCATTACCTAGACTTATCAATGAATACTATGCGCGACAAATTACTTCGGGTAAAGCAAATTGCAGAAACTGGGGCATTGTTTAGTAATTATAGTAACATTGATACTAAATCGGGTATTGAAATAATTAATTTTATGGAAACCCACAAGGATAACTTACGTGAAATGAGTCTCCGTATGGCATTAAAAATCGCCGATTTAAGAACCATTAGTGAAACACGCTGGGAACTTTTAGCAAAGAATACGTGTATGAAGAAAAGTTTTTAATAGGTTCAGTATGTGTTTATTGTGTTATTACTCCCTAATAGCCTCCCTAAATAAACACTACTAACAGATGTGATGGGTTTTATCCTATATTACCCATCACATCACACTCGGGCATCGAATGATTTAGTATTCCTTTTTGTTTATTCGGTGCCCACCTTATTTAGTAGAGAAATGATATGAAAACAGCAACAATAGTAGTAAGAGACGAAGTCAACTGTGCAATTAAAGGTCTTGACCTTGATATGAGAAAAAAACTCGTGCACGAATTTGAGTATGAGATTCCTGGTGCAAAGTTTATGCCATCGTATAGATTGGGAAGATGGAATGGAAAGGTTTCATTCTTTAATCTTGGTGGAAGCACCTATATCAATCTACTACCCGATATATTGCCATTACTGATTAATGATGGATGGGAAGTTGATGTTGATGATAAACGGCAATATCAACATAATTTTGAGTTGGTAGAAGTTGATAAAGATACTTATAGTCACATCATGTGGCCTGAGAAACATCCAATTGCAGGCGAACCAATTGTCCTACGTGATTATCAAATTGATGTTGTTAATAACTTCTTAAAGAACCCACAGTGTTTACAGGAGGTGGCAACTGGCGCAGGAAAAACATTGGTAACCGCTGCATTGAGTGAGCGTGTACAGGAGTACGGTAGAAGTATTCTTATAGTACCTAACAAAAGTTTAGTCATTCAAACTGAAGAAGACTACGTTAACATGGGATTAGATGTTGGTGTGTTTTATGGTAAACAGCGTGATTACGGAAAACAGCATACTATATGTACGTGGCAAAGTCTTAACATCATGATGAAGGATACTAAAAGTGGAAAGGCAAAGGTTACCATAGGTGAATTTTTAGAAGATGTCGTGTGTGTTATGGTGGACGAGTGTCTTGATGGTAAAACATTAATTAAAACCCCAAGGGGGAACACCCCAATTGAAGATATTAAACCAGGAGACGTAATAATAAATTTAGACGAAAATGGGTTATTTTACAAAGAGGATATCGTGGTTAATGTGCATGAAAATCTATCGAATAGTCAAGGTGAAGAAATGTTAGAATTAACATTTGATAATGAGCAGGTTATTAGAGTTACGGCAAATCATAAGTTTTTAACCAATGGTGGGTGGGTTAGAGCAGACCAATTAACGTATGATTTAGAACTCATAAACATAAATACATATAACTAAAATCTGTGCATTGAAGGAATGGTGCACCACTAATAATTTTGCACTATTGTTAGTTGATAAAAATTACTTATTGCAAAAAGGTACACCAACAATATTATCAGGCTTTGATAATAAAACACAACAAAAAATTAAGGTATTATATGAAGTTAATTAACCGCAAAGCGATAGATATACCAAAAAAGGTATATAATCTACATGTACAACACGACCATAACTATATTGCCAATGATGCAGTTGTAGCCAATTGTCATAGTGCAAAGGCCAACGCACTAAAAACCATTCTAACAGGACCAATGGCACATATCCCGTTGAGATGGGGATTAACAGGAACAGTTCCTAAAGAAAAATTCGAGTACCAATCATTATATGTTGGATTGGGAAATGTTATTAATAAAGTATCTGCTAAAGAATTACAGGATAAGGGAGTGCTCGCGCAATGCCAAGTGAAGATAGTTCAATTACTTGACCATGCCGAACATGCAAATTATCAAAGTGAGTTAAAGTATTTGTTGACTGACTCAAGTCGCTTGGATGCGTTGGTGGAACTCATTGAAAAAGCAAATATTAATGGCAACACGTTAGTTCTCGTTGACCGAGTTGAGTCTGGTAAAGAGTTAGTAAAGCGATTGGGAGATAATGCTGTGTTCGTTAGTGGCACTACTAAAACCGAAGATAGAAAGGAACATTATGATGAGGTTGCTGACGCAACTAATAAAATTATTGTAGCAACATATGGTGTTGCCGCAGTAGGCATTAACATACCTAGAATTTTCAATCTTATGTTACTTGAACCGGGAAAATCATTCGTACGTGTGATACAATCAATTGGGCGTGGGGTGCGAAGGGCGAAGGACAAGGACTTTGTTCAAATTTGGGACATCACGAGTACGTGTAAGTTCGCTAAACGCCACTTAACTAAGCGAAAGAAATTCTATAAAGATGCAGAATACCCATTTTCATTAGAGAAATTAGAGTGGAAATAGTATAATTATTCCCCTCTCCGAAATAGGAGTAATGGTATATTTGGGTATGTAATTTTATAATCGTGGTGATATAATATGTTGTATATAAATAACATACAACGCCATGAAAATACATACACTTGATAACACCGCATACGAATTAAACGAATTACCTGAAAAAATAAATGACTTGCAATTTGCTATATTTGATAATAGCAATCCCAAAGACGCCGATTATTTTTTTGTTCCTTTAATATTCTTGGAAAGTTTTACATCACCTGCGATTGTTTTAAAAATCGGGAATAAATTTATAAAAATGCCAATGAATTGGCATTTGTTAATAGGTGAGGAAGAGACAGGAGATTTAGAAGCAATCGCACTAACCAGCATCAATGATAGGGATTTTAAGGCGTTTGAGTTCAATAGTCTAAGTGGGTATATGGCTAACTTCTTACCTGTAGAAGTTGTAGATGTATATAACGAAGTACAATGGTACAATCCAAAACTCAAGAATGGTCAGTACTTAGCGGTTCCTATAGACGAGGGTGAAGAGCCACGTGTAGTTTACTTCATTAAAGATGTATCAAGAAACTGCCAAATAGTTGATTATAGTCAGGCTTGGTAAATGGCAAAAACTTCAAAATTGGATATATTCAAAATGCTAGGAGCAGTCGATAGAAAGGAATACACTTTCTATGATAATTTATCCGATGACGAACGCAAGGGATTTAGTGCATTTCTTGGGTTAAAGTGGGGTGCTAATGTTAGTGGGAATAACCTTGCACAACATTATTACCTTGTTAGTATGAATAATTATGCTAACAAGCACTTATTTGATATCAACAAACATCCAAAATTACAATGGTTGACGTTGGTGGCTGGAAGCCCCAACTTTGGTGAGTATCGCCACGAATGGTTGGGAACTAAGAAACAATCATCAAGCAAAGTAAAAAATGATATTAAGAAACGATTAATGGAGATATATCCATTGTACAAAGAAGAAGATATTGATGTTCTTGGTACGATGATTACGAAAAAGGATTTGAAAAAATATACCAAAGAGTGTGGTGACAAATAACACATGCAAATATTGTAATAAAACCTTTGTACGACACAATTCATTGGTAGTTCATTTATGTGAGCCTAAACGTCGATGGAGGGATAAGGATGATAAGGGTGATAGGTTAGGATTTAATGCGTACTTAAAGTTTTATAATTACACTCA